TTAACAGCATACATCTTTTACATATACATTAAAAAGGTCTGCAAATAACTTTCGGGCTATTTCCCAGTTCTCCTTATTGATACAATACCTCACTTTCGGGGTTTCGATTTCTCCCTGAATTAAGCCCGCATCTTTGAGTTCTTTTAAGTGCTGTGATACGGTCGCTTTAGCTATCGGAAGTTCATCGTGAATATCCCCAAAGAAACAACTTTCTTGCGATGCCAAAAACAGTAGTATCGCAATCCGGGTAGGATGTCCCATTGCTTTTGCAAAGCGGGCAATTAATTCCTGTTCTTCAATGTCATTCTTAATCTTCACAATTCTATCTCCTTTATTTGTTGTTCGCAAAACTACGAACAATATTTCAAACAAACAAATTTTTCTGCATTTTTTAGTGCAAGGTGCAAGTATCTATATAGATAAGCTTGCACCTTGCACTAACGCTAAAGTATTGAGGACTAAATAATTTGCAAATATGAAATTTATATGTATCTTTGAACCCACGATATATGCAGAAGAGCATAGGTCAAAGGTGGACAAATAAGGCTATTTAATTTGTGCCTATTTCGTTACCGATTATAAGTTTGGAAAAACAAAAGCATTGACTTTTAAGCATATAAGGGGGAAGGTTCACCGACCTCTCTCTCCGCTGAACTAACCGGACAAAACCGGACAAAGAACAGCCAAGTCCCACAAATTCAACGATTTGTGGGACTTTTTTTATCCCCTTATGTCTGCCCTACCGGACATCATTTAGCCCTTAAAAGACAAAGTTAGTAACCTAACTCGTACCCCCGACAACTGAAAGTCCAAAAGGGGTACACTTAGTCCGAAATTGGCGAACTTCTGTCGCTATTTGGCGAGTCTGTATAAGCTTCACTTTGAGCTAATTAACGTAGTTTTGTAACCTAAAAAAGTGAGTTTATGAAGAGTACATTTACAAACCGCAAAACCATTTGTGATGCGTAAATAAAACGATTTGTTTAGGTTTAACATCTGATAAGACAAAACGAAATGTGTTTTTATTTCACACGACCCACTTGTAATGGAGAATAAAAAATAATGGTTTATCAACTCCGTATTCTTACTTGCCTAATAGGTACGTACAGGCTGTTTTTATACAGTATCCCATCATCCATGATGTGTGAATCGCTGCCCGCTATGGCGCAGTATATGCTTTCCCAAGCTTCCAATAAAAAACGATGCCCCTGCTGATTGAATACAACCTCTTTGTTTCCGTTGCTCGCATTGACAATAAGTACAGAATTATCAATGTATCCATCGCATACGACTACTTTATACGTCGCATCTCCCCTAAGCCGAAACAAGTTAATGTGTTGCCCGTGATCTCCATAAAAATGCCAATTTCTGTTTATCTTCCCGGTATATATTGGGACTGTCATATGAGCATAATATTCAAGCCGACCGGGAGTATTCGGCCATATCTCTATTGCGGAGTGCACCGCCCTTCCGAATTCCCCCCTGCACCATATATCTGAAGCGTAGAACCGGGGTAACCGACCATCTTTGGTTCCCTGATGGAATAAGTCTCCATCCGATACCCACATCTTGCCGTCACTTCCGAATTCGAGAGCTGCTAATGTCTCGCCTGCTTTATTGACACACTTAAGCTTTTTGAATGAACCGGAAACGCCCGTTAAGTCTCCGGTATAATCCGCATTACCACCGTTGAACTTAAACTTGCCTCCGCAGAGATGCCCGTCTCCGTTCTCATTAATCAAAGCGTTGAACCCGCCCGGAGCATCAGGGTTCGGACCAGCTTTGAGAACGTTTGCTTCGATGATGGTAGCTTTCAGCGTGTCGATAAATGCCTTGTCGGAGATAAGGGTCTTGATTATAGCCTGATGTATCGCTACCTTAGTCAATGTCGAGATAGGACGCCAATACTCCTTGTTCGTCACCTCTATACCCTCTGGCACATCCTTAATCGCTTGGTAGTACTGGAAGTTATCCTGCTCATCCTTGACGAACACCGTAGCGCCGAACATGGAGTTACCCACATACGATTGCGTCTTGTCATGCGGAACGGGAATAGACGTCATTGGCGTAGGCTTCACATCCTCCGTATCTGATATTGTTATTGCTTTCGTCTGTATCATTGTATCCACTGCTTAATGTTCGTATCATCGTACTTGAACTCTACATTATCATCCACGCCGTCTGCATACTCGGTTCCCACGTTCAGCGTGTCGGTATTGCTTGCCAATACCTGACCGTTCACCAGCCACTTAAACGCTCCGCCATTGTTCATCGCTACCGCCGTGATGTCTTTCAGGCCGTAGGTGATTCTGGCTTTGAGCTGAACATAGTCCTTGCCTCCTATCCTTACTCCGTTCACGACAGAGCGCACAGGGCGGGGCATGTCGAGTATCTGCCTGATTCGTCCGCCTGTTCCCAGCTCGTATGGAACCTGCCACGAACGGTTATCTCGACATCTAATGAGGATTCGCCAGCTTCTCCCGTTTCGCCTTTCAAGTCTTCCACATGCGGGATGTATGCGGTGGGGATTTCGGGCTCGCCCTCGAGGACTTGCTCTATCTTTATGTCCTCAATCTTAGCGTTTAGCCATCCCGAACTGGTCGCGTAATCTGTGCACCACGCATGAATAAAGTATACTTCGCTCATTAATTCAGCCTTAGTCACTTTAATCGGAAGAGTTACATAGATATCTTGAGGTTTCATCTCATACATCACTCGAACGGTTCGAAACGGTGTTGCTTTATCTTTTTTCCATAAAATAAAATTAGCGTATCTATGAAAGGTCACTCCATTCTGTTCAGCCTGTGTTATGCTTATCTTGAAGCTCATAATCAATCCGGCTAACTTGTCATCGAATTGCCCGAAGCGAAAAACCTCTATCTTACCTGTATTACCCGAATACTTGTTTGTTTTTCCCGGCAGTTCATTAATGTTCCATGTAAAGTTGGCAGGTAACATAGAGCGCCTAAGGATATTCGGTCTCACCGCTACTCCGTCCACCTTAATGCCCGTATCCTTATAGCCCCTCTTTTCCCCTTGTACCTGTGCGGTCGGGTTCTCTGCGTCATACTCCCACCACGTTTTCGTACGTTGTGAGATGTAAGGCGAGTTTCCGTTATCACCTTTCGAGGAAAGTCCGCTGTCGACGAGCGTCTTTTGTTCATCGCTCCACAGCTTCCAGTTCTTCGTAACAGGATCGATCTCCGGCATCTTGATTGCTTTTATTGCGTTCAAACGGGATTCGATATCTTCGGGGGCTTCCGTCCAGTCCAGAGATGTTTTGTTGCCACGAACAAGCTTTATCCAAGAAATAGACGATTCGCCGGTGCCGGAATTCGGAGCCGCGTACACGCTAAGCTTAGTGTTATTCCCAACATCTGCACCAGATTTTGTCTTCCATTTGAAAGAAACACATGCGATTCCGCCGACAAGTTTATCTTTTATAACCTTGGCAAGCTCAAAGATCCCACCTGAATTATATAATAAGAAGCTCTGCTTTCCTTCGCTTAGATTCCCGGCTATGACGACAGTAGCCGTCTCGCCAGCTTCGAGATTCCTTCCCGCCTCTGATATATCATACTCTTTCAGCAAGTAATTCGAATTGCTGACAGGAACATTAGACTTTAACAGCAGATTGCGCTCGCCCAGCAGAATGTCATCCGCAGCGGCTTGCTTAATCTTCTTGTCAATCGCTTGTCTGCACTTATCTATGCAGTCCGTCAACGATTTGACGTCAGCCACATATATCTGATACTTCGCATTGTAATCCGCCCTTTCCTGCTCGGTTATCTTGTTGTCCGCGATAGCGGTTGCTATTGACTCTTGCAGCTTGTCGATGCTGCCCGTACTTGCTGCGAGAAGCTTCTTCGACTTCGTAGTCAACTCCGACTTCAAGTCAGCTGGCAAGAACTCGTTGTCGAGGATGTAGTTGACGTTACTTTGCAATTGTGCCTGCTCGATGTCGAGCTTCTTAGACAATTCGCTCAAGTCCCGGCGCTCGGCTTCGGTGATGATGCTATCACGGAAAGCATCCGCTACTCCGTTCTCTACACCGTTCATCGCATCTGTCAAGTCCTTGATGCTGTTTTTCGCAGTATCGAACTGCTGTGAAAGCTTCTGAAACTCTTTCTTCAACGCCTCGAAGTCCGCAGCATTCACATACGGATTTATCCAGTCGACGTCTGCAAACGCCGTGTTGTCACGGATAGCCCACAGCCGGGTATTCTCGTCTTTCAGCCAGATATCCCCTTTCTTGTAGCCGTTAATCGGCTTCTCTGTATGGATAGTCAGCTTCTCCCTGCCCATCTTAGCAATGTCCGCAAGGGCTTTCGTCAGAGCTGTGTTCTGAATTGCCTCCCATTGATACGATGCAGGGTCGGAAGCCGATGCGCCGGGACGCAATACGAAGAGATACGATACCGTTGTATCCAAGTCGGTATAGGTGTCTCCCACATGCGTACCGTATACGTCTGCAATCATATTAGGCTGTGTGATGGGCTGTCCCTCTGCGTCATACAGCCAAGTGTTCGTAGGGCTTCCCTGCATGGTAGGCGCGCCCTTGCCCTGATAGGCGTATACCGCCTTATCTACTTGCTTCTGCAAGCCCTGAATGAGCTTCAACAGAGCGTCCGTGCTCTCCGATGTGGCGAACTCCTGCTCAATCTTGGTTCCGTCGGGGTTCGTGATGATTATCTTTCCCGCTTCTACGGTAATCACCGGAGAGGGTGCGTAGTTACTCCAAAGGGCTACCGTGTTGAGTGTGTATTTAGGCTTAAAGACGGACATTTTCTTGGCTGCCGATGCCACAGGGTCGAGGATGTTCGAACGCCCGTATATCGCTATCCAGCAGAACCGTTTCTCTTCCGTAGTGGATACGGGGTTTTCATCCCAGCCCGCCTGTCTTAAGCTGTTGTTCAGTTCGTCTATCGTTCCCCAGCCCGCTTGCTTTGTCGGGGCTTGCGGAGCTACACTGTTAGTTGTCAATATGAAGTACTTCACAGCATTAGCGTCGTCCTCCGGGACAATGCGTACACCTGAATCTACCATACCTGTTGTGTGTTATCGAATACCGCCAAGTTGCCATTCGGAAGCAGGCGGGGTGGTTGACCGTCCATGCGGTCGGGAATCGTTGTGATTGTCGATTTTGTTGCCATACTATTTTAGTTTTTTATACTCGTTTTCTAATATTTCTTCATCGAACACCGATACAAGGTTACACGCCCACATCACATCACCGGGAGTAAGGCGGTATACGTCCTTTCCTTTGTTCGCCTCGTACCAGTCCTCATCCGATAGGTTGTTATCATCATGTCCCAGCGGGTTAATGCGCTTGAACTCATAGAGCCTTAGCGCGCTTCTTTTCATTACATCCGTCACGTCCTGACCGTTACGGACGAATTTCGCCCGCAGGTCTACCGCTCCGTCTCCGAGTTCGGCGAGCTTTTGATTGCTATTAACGTCTACTGGTGCGCCCTCAATGACGTTCACAGCGTATATGTCCCACACAGGGGGGATGATTTTCTCCACCTCTTGCGGCAGGTCTGTAAGGTTGCTTGCGCCCGTAGAGCCGTCACCGATATTCACAATGCCACGTATCTTAACTCCACCTTCCGGTGTGTATTCCATGTACGTGCTCTTATCCCTCGCACCTGCGTAGAAATCACCGTATATCATCTGATACGGCTTGCCAGTCACCTTGTCGTAGCCAAGCTCTATGATCTCTTTGTGAAGCAGGGAATAGCTGTTGATGCCTGCGTAAAATGTGATGGACGGTGCTTTCTCGCTGACGGAAGAGAGCACAATAGCACCCTGACGGGCGATGTCCGTCTCGTGCCCCAGCCCTACGATGTCGTCCCCCGCTGCGGGTGCGTCGCTGTCTTGGTCGCAATCCGTCTTGCTAAGGTCTATGTAGTCCCTGCCCACCGCTACCACCTTGCGCCAGTAGTAGCGGTTTGTAGCCCCGATTGATGCCCCCTCGTTGATGTTGTCCTCCTTGCTTATTGCCAGCGTTCCGGGCGTGAACTCGTTGTGTATCTCTATCCCGTCCTGACGGGCAAGGAAGAAACAGCGGTAGTATTCATCATGCTCTTCCACGCGTATGCACTTCATGCCTGCGGGTGATAGTATCTGCTCGCCCCCTACATGTGTCTTCTTTCTTATCTCCAGCGTTTCGAAGTACGCTTTTACCTTTACATAGAGCCTGTCCACTACCGCCTGTGTTGTGCCATCCGGTAAGACCTCTACTCCGCTGCCGTTCTCTCCGATGTGGATGCCTTTCAGAGCTTCGATGAAGTCTTTTGAGGTGATTTTGCCTTCCGAAGTCAAGCCTTTCAAGAAGGTGATCAAGCCGGCAGCCGTGTCGTCACTTAGTCGGGATAATGAGCGATGAGCCAACTCTTTGAGAATTCTTAAAGCGGAAAAGACCCGATAGTCATTTGGTTCCCGTTCGTCCCAGCTTTTTAATATATCAATTGCTGTTTCCTTCTGCTGTCGCTCAAGCACATATTTCAGTTGCGACAGGCTCGAATCCACCTGCCTCTTCCAGCCCTTGCCTACGCTGTCGGCACACTCTATCGTGGCCATATTGAGGTTATCCAGCTTACGCACAACCTTAGTCATGCGGCTATGGCGATAACCGCTTGTAAAATACTCGTCACTCAGCAGGCGCACACTCTGACCGATGGCCAACGGTACACCATTCTCTTCTATATAGATGTAGTCCGTGTCGCCACCATACTTGCTTGCGTCCTCGCTGTGCTTTTCCAGGTAGTCGTTCACGGCCGCCAGATAGTCCTGCTCGGCCTGCCTCTCGTAGTCCTCGGGCATCTGGATATTCCAAGGGATATACTTGTCACCGACACGGGGTATTAAGTTACCGCCAGGGAGTTGTCGGGTTTCATCCGGAAAGATAGTGATGATTTCCCACTCTTTTGTCGCACTATTCCAATTGACTTCAAAGTAGTAAGTACCATTCTCGTCCGACCCGTGGCCGTTCAGGTCGCCCGACTGGAAAGACACCCTTTTCTTCAGGCAGGAGCTCATAGATGTTCGGGTCGAAAGCCATTCCGGAATCCTTGAAGTAGTAAATGGTGAACGGCTTGCCGTTATTGTCTTTTCTCTGGACGGAGCGTACGGCGGTCACGGTTCCGGTATAATGCGGAAAGATATCCGCGAATGCTGCCTCTTCGACATGCTCGTACAGTCCGTATTGCGTATTGCGGTCAATGTATTTTTCCCTCCCTGGTAACTGAAGCCGGGAGAAGCCATAGCGGGTACGGTCAATGTTCCGGGTGCTACCGAGCGGTATCAAGCGTGTAAAAAACTTCACGTTGTCGCTGTTCTCAGTTTGCGTCAACGAGGTAAGCCCCTTTAGGTAGCCGAGCGGTATCCGCTGTCCATGTTCGCAGCGACTCAGATTGATGACGTAACCGTCCACCCACCATTCCGTATCAAAGGCATCCGCCATTTTGCCAAGAGCTTCCCAACAGGATGTGTTATTGTAATCGATGGTCTTGCGGGAAGTAATAATTACGTCTCCGACAGACCACTGCGGCCCCCCGGAGATGCGGTTCATATTGTCTGTCCATTTCTGCAAGTGCTCTCTCGGTGTGCCGTCCAAGCTGAATTGCAGGTTATATTCGCCGTCGGTCAGATACAGGTACTTCACTTGCTCGGCATCGTGGATAGGTGCATACAACTTTACCGAATAGCTATAAGTCTGCCGGTTCTTCTGCTTGGGCTTATATTCCTTTTTGACAGAAAACTTAACACCTTCCAGCATTGCATAGTCATTCACCGCTAACGGCACGTAGGCGGTATGGGTGAAGGATACGGATAAGGCATTCTCGGCCATCAGTTCCTGATTCCAAGTAGAAGAAGAGGATGTAGAGGCAATCAGCTTCAACTCCCCGGATTGGTTGTATATTTTAAGCTCCATAAAAAACTATTTAAAGGCTATTTAAAGTTGCGGATTCGGCTCCCGGAACTTGAGTTTCATGCGGCATACGACCTCTCCGTCCTCCGTACCGGTCAACGGCTCGTATGCCGTACACTCTTGATAGTAGACTCTATAAGTACGCCCGGTCAGAGAGGTTTCCAGCGTCAGCCAACCGCTGCTCAGCAATTGCATCACGGCCGTGAAGTTTGCCGAAAACCGTTCGGGGGTGTCGGCCACGATTGCCGCATACAGTTGGAAGTCACGGGGCTCCCGTTTAGGTCCCGGGAGTGTATCGGGAAGTTTTTCCCCGTTTTCCTCCCGGAAGGATACGGCTGTGTAAGGTTTCATCTTGGACGGCTTCAACAATTCCGAGAGATTAAAGTAATCTCCCTGATTCTTCTCCGTCAGATACATGCCATACTCCGTATACATGTCTTTCCCGTTTATCTTCCATTCTCCTTCCATACCTATGCCATTTTTATACCGTTTCTTTCGATCTTATCAAAATACTCTACGACATCCTCCAGCAACTTGCAGTACGCCGTGTTGGCGGCAATCGTACCGAGTACTTCCAATGCTCGCCCCATAGCGGCGTCAAAGTCATTCATCTTCCTATCAATGGATGAGAGATGATCCTGAGCGGAGGTAAACAAGCCCTCCAATTTCGTACCCTGCTCCTGTGATATGGCCGTGTATGTTCCCGCACGCGCCTGCTGCTGAGTTGCATCGCTCGGACGATTGAATCCGTTCCGCTCCGCATTCCTCCAGAACTCTTCTTGAAACTTATTGGCGGCATCTATTTGGCTGCCCAAGCCGCGGAAAAAACCGCCTATCAGGTCGGTAGTCCGTCGGGCTATCTCTTTTTCCGACAAGCCTTCCGTCGTGTATATCTTCTTGATGTTCTCCTGCAGTCGGTCAAATTTATCCTTCAGGAACAAGGAATACACCATCTGCTTGGCTAAGTCGGCCAGAACATCCGTCACCCCTTTTTTGAATTCCTGTGCAGCATCCAGCCCATTGTTGAATGCGTTGACGATGCTATTCGTCAGACTATCACCCAAGGGCCCGAATGTTTGCCGCAGAGATTCTTCCAATTCCTTATAAGCCTTATCCGTTTGTTCTTGAAGGTCTATCAGTGTTTCCAGCAACTTCTTGCTCTCGTCCTTTAACTGGCGGGTGGACAGTATGGCTTTTGCCATGTTAACGTTCAGCTTGCCATCCTTGCCTATCAATTCCTTGTATTCCGGCATGTCCAGCACAGAGGTGTAGATATCCCTTCCTCTTCCCCACCCCAAGAGCCCGGTCTTCTTATGTCCGGTCTTCACCTCAATCTTGGAGAGTGCACCTATTCCATCCTTGTAAGCTTTCAGTTCCTTTGCATAGGAGAAGGGGGCAACGACCAACCTATTTATGGACACGGCCGGAGCGTCTCCCTTCAGCTCACGCTTCAGCTCCACAACGGATTTCTTATAGGTATCTATCGCATTCAGCGCGCGTCCTATATTGTCGGTTCCAAAGATGTTCGTACCCGACTTATAAGCCAACTGTTCCTCAAGCAGCAACATCCGGTATTCGTGCAGGTAGGCTTTCTGTTCCTCCACAATTTTCTTTAAGGCTTCCTTGTGTCGTTTGTTTGCCTGCAGCCTCCGGCGATAAAGTTCACCAGTTCCCCTGCAGCTGCCAGCGCACCGCCTACAATACCTCCCTGAGCAAAGCCCGATGCGATATTACCGGCAGCCTCAAGCGCCTTGTCCATGTCTTCGTCTAATCCGCCGAAAACACTCTTCAGCATACCGATACCTTCCGCCCCCAATCGGCCGCCTTTCTGTATGGATTCAAACAACGATACTGTCTTCTCTTTAGCCTTATCGCTATCCTTATATATCTTTTGGAAGTGCCCCTGTACAGCCTTGAAAGTCTTCTCATTAAACAGCCCTGCGAGTGAACGACGGGCGTTCTGTTTCTCAAGCCCTTTCGTCATATTCTCTAACTGCGCGGCTTCTTGTTTATTGCGCTCACCTCCCAATGTTTTCAAGATTTTGATACGTTCCCGGGCATAGCGGATAATGATATTGTTGCGCTGTACCTCTGCCAGTTCGTCCAGCGCAAGGCCCTGCATAACGATGGCCTGCCGTTGCAGCTCTACCTGCTCGGCATTGTCCAGTATCTCTAATTTGGCGATATTCTTCTCCGTGTCTTTCTCTTTTTCACGGGAAGTGTTCAGCGCGTCAATCAATGCTTGGTTGCCTTCAGCCTTCTTTATCTGCTCATCGTAATGACGGTCGATGTCTGCCAATCGATTCTCTAAGGCGGAGCGGAAGACGGCGTTGGCTTCGTCCCACAGTTCCTTTTCCTGTCGGGTGTATTTTTTCTCTATCTCTGAAAATTCCTTGATATAAATATTAGTAGCTCCTTCGCGTTGCGCTTTAGCCTGTTCGGTAACGGTATCTGCTTGTTCTTTAGTGACAGGGATACCGTTCTTTTTCGCTTTCACCAAAGCGGCTATGCGTTCCCGCTCCTCCGCATCAATACGGGTTAGTTCGTCGTCTAAACGCTTGCGCGCCTCGGCTTTCTCTTTCTGCGCACCGTCGCGCATCAGTTCGATACGCATGGCCTCTATCTTCCGGCGGGCTTTCACCTCGGCATCGGAGATGGCATCGATTGTCTGGTCTGCCGTATCTTTCTTTTTCTTCCTTTCGGTTCTTTCCTCGTAATCTGCCACAATAGCATCCTGCATCGTTTTATTATAATTATCCCATGCAGATAGTGAGTTTTCTCTTGCCTTCTCCAGCTGCTCTTTTGTCGCCTTACCCTGCGAATGTTGTTCTAATACTTTATCGTAATTGGCATCGGCTAAGGCCAATGCTGTTTTCGCAACTTCCTTACGCAGCTCTATTAGCTCTTTTTTCGACTTACCGGCAGCTTCAGCAATGCGTGTGTCAAAATCCACATCATTGGATATCTGCTGCATAGCTGATTGTGTATGTTCTATCTCCACAGTCAGAGAGTGTTGGGCCTTCTTTGTTCGCTCGGAATATCTATCCCAAAGTATAATCAAGCCACCGATAACGGCCGATAAGCCCAATGTAAGTGTAGCCATCAGAGCTTTGGCCGCCACATTGGATATACCAAGGGATACGGCAAGGCGGGTGTTCGCCGCGGTCAGCAGATTCTTTCCTTTGGCCAGCAGCGTGTGCGTAAAAAAACTATCCTTATTTAACGTATTAGCACTTGTTGTATGCCTATAGTGATAGCCATCACTGCTTGCAGTTTCGTCTGTATCTGACTCAGCTTTTCTTGTTCAGCCCCAAACAGGGAAGCCACGCCCACTCCTGCTGTCATGGCACCGGTCAAACCGGAAATGGCGTCCATCGTTCCCTTGATGTTCTTGTTATCATCCGAGTGGATACGAGCCTGTGTGTTGATATCGCCGTAGCGGTCTTGCAGCTCGCCCAATTTCTGCATGGCGGCTGCATATTCCTTCGTACCCTCCGTCATGCCTGCCATCAACTGCTTCTGCTTGGCTATCTGCGTGCGTAGCGTCTCCTCCTTGTTCGCCGTGGCCGCAAACTGCTTCTCCAATTCAGCTAATGCCCCTTTTTCTTCCAGCAGCACTTTCTTGGCAGCCCCAAGTTCGGCAGTCAGTTCCGTCTTCTTCGCGCCGGGCATCGCTTTTTTCAACTGCGTCTCCAACGATTTGATGTCGGATTCCACCTGCTTTACTGCGGCGGATTGCTCCTTCATCCGAGCCTTGAAATCGGCCGTCGCCTGCTCTACGGTGGAAGCGGTTTGTTTTGCCCCTCTTTGGACGGACTGCCATGCCTCACGTGTCTTGTCACGCATCAATATGTCGAACTCTACAGACTTCATCGGTTATTCATTGTTTCTTTTCATTTGTGCCCGAAACTGTGCGGCGGTATCGCTCGCACACCTGGCGTCTCGGCCGGGTACTCCGACCCTCTTTTTATTTCTGCCGCTCTTCACCCACCGTGGAGCGTCTGACAGCATCAGCAGCAAAGTGGGATAAGGCAGTTTCCATAAGATGTAATGCACGCTCCATCCTGTGGCGGCGGCAATCTGCCAGATAAATCCAAACGGGCTATGGCTGCCCTCCATGTGACCGCTTAACTCCCGTTTGCCTCGTGGCTCAGCCTCGGCTTCATCAGATTCACCGTCTCCACCGAACTGATAGTAATTTGAAAAGGGCGTGTGTCGATGCTCTCAATCAGCAGCAGCATCACGTCACCCAGCACAGAAGGATGCACCCGCCACAACAACCACCACGCCACCAATCCGCTGAAGAGGCGGTGAGAGACGAAGCCCCGGCAAAGGGCACAGGCCACGATGCGGGCCATGTCGTGCCCGTGTGCGGCTATCAGCTTCGCCCAATCGTCCGTGTCGTACTCCTTCATTTCGGCGACCGTCACCCCTATGCGGTTGTAATAGCGTGTCATGGCTATCAGCGTGCCCGCATAGGGGCGGCGCAGCGTCACCTTGCCCGGTTTCTTTTTCCGCCCCAGCCACCGGAGTGGGCGTACCGGAATCCGTACGCCCAAATCCAGCAGCAACTCGCAGGAACGCAGTTCTTCTCCACTCATATCTTACTTCTCCTGCGTCAGATTGACGGTCACCTTCTTGGATGAATCAGACACCAGTGTCAGTATCAATGTGCCCGTCTTGGGACTTGACGTCCCGTTATTGGCAGCCGTGATGACTAAGCAGTTGCCATCCTGCGCCACGGTGAAGTCGGTGTGCGAGCCCGACAATGTGAGAGGGCCTGAAGCCGATACGCGAAGCACCTTCGTGCCTCCCGCCTTGGGAAAATTCACCGTTTCCGCATCCACCATCACTCCCGGTGTGGTAGGCTCGATGGAGTAAGGAGATGAACCGTCGGCCGGGGAAAGCATCTCGGCTTCGCAGTCCATATACAGATTCCCCGAATTGCCCAGTTTGCCACGGATAAATCCGCTCAAAGCCACCTTCTTGACACGGATGGTCTGTCCCGTACCCGTCTTGATGACAAGAACACCTTCTTTTGTTTCCATCTTCTCCGGCGCGTCCCATTTCTCGCCCGTCACCTTGCCACCCGCGATATCGGCCATGTGTTGTGCTACGAGCTGAATCATCTGAAACGTCAGTGTCGTGGTTCCGGGATTCGATACTACTTTCTTCACCGGGCCGGTGCGCACCTGTGCGGCAAAAAGTTTGTTGTAAGTAGGCTTGTCGCCCCCGAATTCAATACCTTCCTCGGAGATGTTTCCAAGCACCTTGCCGCCGAAGCTCACTTCGTCCAGCAGCATCATGTATCCGTCATTGATTCCATTTTCCATAATTCTTTTATTTTTCTTTTAACAAATCTTTAAACGCCGTTTAATCAACGTTAGAGCAAGGAAAAAAACGGCTATCCTCCCTGTCCATATCTGGAACCACTGCCACCCGGTAGGTTCTCTTATCACCTTTGGCGGCAGTTCTTTATCCTGCTTCGCGGTCTCGTTGCGGATGCGGGTCAACTCCTCGTTCAGTATCATCACTTCCCGGGCAAGGCTGTCGCAGGTGGCTGTCACTTCCAGACTGTCCTCCGATATACGTGTCACGTTCACCGTAGCCCGCCCGCAGCGCTTACTGAATCCCGTCCCCACCGGTATCGCTTTCAGCAAGTCCGTCGGAAAAGTCGTCTTCGCCATACTCGGCGGTACCGGTTCTTGCAGGCGCACGAATCGTTTTGCGCTTTGCAGACTGTCTGCGCTGCGTTCGTTCCGTGCCAATCGCCCCGGACTTCTGCAGCTCGTTGCGAATAGGGCAATCAGCATAATACTTGCAAGTGGAAGCCCTCTGAATGGTGCTGTTAAGCTCACGCACCGCCTTGTATAGTTTAATATTCTCATTCTGCAGATCGATTATAGTGTCCGACAAATTGTCATACATCTCTTTGTAAGTGTCGTTGCGCTCTTTGGCAGCGAGCACTTTCCGATTCTCCCTGTGTCTGAGCCATACCCACAACGAACCGATAAAGCCGCTGGGCAAGAGCCACTGGAGAATCTGCGTTATCAGTTCCGTTGTCATGGCTAACCGTTAATCACTAAATCCCATCCCGCCTCTACGTCCGCCATCACTGCCGGCACGCCGTTCTCAACCCTACTCATCGCCGCTGCCAGACTGCACATCGTTCGGCGGTTGTCCACATCGATGCGACGGTCGGCATCCAGCCCGGTGAGCTTGCACACGGTGGATATATAGCCTTTCGTGTCGTTCTCCGAGGGCGGTGCCCACCGGCTGATGATGGTACGTACCGTGTGGCATCCATACACCAATGAGTAGTTCCGAAGCAGCTTCAGGGCCGCCCGATAGCCGTAGGCCGGAGAACGGAACTGGCAGAAGGCTTTGTCCTGCGAGGGGCGAACCTCCCCCTGCCACGGCGTGCGTGACAGGCGGATGTTCAGGGGATTATTATTCTTCAATCCTCGACTCATTGCTACTTACCGTTGGCTTGGAACAATTCGATGACTGCTTTCTTGGACGCGCTACCACCGAGTGTCAGCGTCAGCGTACCCGTCTTGTCTGCTTCCGTGCCGTTGGCCTCCGTCGTTACGCGGACACCGAACTCGGTCTTCTCAGCCTTAAACCCGGAAGGAGCCTCGCCGATGGTATAATCACCTGTTGCAGTCACAACCCCTATCTGTGTGCCGCCTTCGGCAGGGAATACCAGTTCCTGCGGCTCTACCGTAATGGATGGCTCGGCTGCCGCACCGCGCTTGTCCAGCACCACGCACTCCTCGCCGAATGCCACGTTGGTGTCGGCCTTCATCAACATCTTGAAAAAGTAACGCTCGCCGGCGTTGGTCAGCTTGTCGATCTGGATCACGTCCATGTCATCTTGCAAGTTCACTGCGCCCCAAAGGTTGGTATCGTAGTCCTGTCCGCAGATGGTGGCCACGATCAGATCACTCGGCCAGTTGGCCAACGGCTCGATGCGGATGCCTTTGAAGCGCTCCACGTTCATGTCCGTATAGTTGGCTCCCTTGTTGGGCTGTGCCGTCAGCTCATCGTCGTACCTGTCGAAGTCCGCAACGGACATTAGGATACGCAATCCGGGGTTGCTGCGCATGGTCACGGGGATCTTATCCTTCAAGTCCTTCAGGCGGCCGATCATGGTCGACTGGGAAGAGGTGACGGTGATGCGCTCATTGTTGCTCATGATCCGGGTAACAATACCGTTAAACAGTTTGTCATCTCCCGTTTCGGCGTACACGCCGTTGATGAAGTGCCCGCCCAACTCGAACTTGACGCACTTGGCCAGTTCGTTCAACAGGGCGTTCTGCGCCTCGGCGGGAAGCTCGGCGAACACGAGGTTGCCCTTGGGCTGCCACTTGCGCCAGATTTTCTCGAAGCTCCGGGGGTTGAACGTGGTGAAAGCCATGAAGTCCTTTGGTTCCAGCGTCACTTCACTGTAATCGAAGTTACCCTTGCCGTCCTCGTCGGTGGGCATCTCCTTGCGTTTCTGAAGCATCTTGCCACCCTTCAGGCGGGGAATGCTGAACTTGTCGTTCACACCCGGCTCGATGTGAATAAGACCTTTTTCTACCAGTTCGTTACCGGTGGCGGCCAGTGTCAGGAGCTTCTCCAGTACCTCGCCGCTGTAATTGGTGTTTTTGATAATTATTGCCATAACTCTTTATTTGTTTTTGTTTCGGTTCCTGATTTCTTCCATCCGGGCATCCCATGCGCTCCGGCCGCTTCCCTGAGGAGGTGTCTGCAAGCTGTTCTCCACGAATTTCTTCGGCTTCAACGCTTTCAATGCGGCTTCGCCGTTCACGCGGTCAGCCTTCAGCAAGGCCTTGTAGGTGGCGCGCATTGCTGAGGTAAGGCGCCCGTCTTCCTCGGCATCGTCCAGCATCTGTTCCATTTCCGCCTCCCGGGCTTCCGCTTCCTTGCGGGCATACTCTTCGTTCTCGGTTTTCAGCCGGTCACGCTCCTCGGTCAGCGAGGATACTTTCTCGGCTTCCTGCTCCAGATGCTCGATGTGCCGGAGCGCATCTTCGTCGGTCGCGCAATCCTTGAACGACGGACGTTTTCTCAATTCTTCCAAATTCATATCTGTGTGGTTTTGTGGCTTGTTCAGCCGGTTATTGAATATCCTGTAGATTTGCTCGGGCGTGCTGTCGGCAGGCACGGGGTCGGCATCGTAGATTTCGTCTATAAGTCCCAGCGTCAATGCCTCCTCGGCTGTGAACCAATGGTCCGTGCCGTCGAACCACTCCGACCGTATGGTTTCCCTTTCCTTGCCGCAACGCCCGGCGTAGATGTCGCACAGCGTCTCCTCGAGACTCTCGAGCATCGACATGACCGATGCCATTTCGCGGGCGTTGCCATACGAGCCGCCCGAAGGGGCATGTATCATCAGCCGGGCATAACGGCTCATCTTGACCGGTTTTCCGCATGCGGCAATCACGCTTCCCATGGAGGCGGCTACACCGTCAATATAAATGGTGATGTCCGCCGCGCTCTGCCGGAACGCATTGAAAATAGCAAGACCGGTGAACACGTCACCGCCCACGCTGTTGATGCGCACGTCTATCTTTCGGCCGCCGGACTCGGCCTCAATCAGTTCGCGGGCTATGTCACCGCTGTTCACCCGGTCATATTCGCCTATCTCTCCGTACAGCAGAATGCAGGCGGATTCCTTGCCCGGTATCATGTTGAAATATCTGCCCATGTCTCTTTCGTTTTTTGGGCAAAATTAGGGTATGTCACGTAGCGTGTCAAGACGTATATTACATGATAAAACTTTATAAATCAATCATGTATGATTGTACTTCCATGCTGCGTTAAGGGTGTTGACTTTCATCCGATATAACACCAATTTTGCATGAAAAAAGAGACGTTATGGCAGAATTGACGACACAGCAGAAAAAAGAATACGCGGGGATGCTCTACCTGAAAGAGAACCTGACAATGCAAGAGATTGCCGAGAAGGTGAACGTGACCCGGCAGACCGTTTCCCGGTGGATTAAAGCCGAGAAATGGGAGGAGCGGAAAGTGGGCATCACCCTGACCCGTGAGGAGCAGATTGCAAACTTGCACCGGCAGGTGGCGGAGATAAACAAGGTGATCGGAGAAAGGGAAGCCGGCAAGCGGTTTGCCAGCCCGGCCGAAGCCGATACGCTCGGCAAGTTGGCGGCCGCCATCAAGAAGTTGGAGAACGACGTAGGGCTGTCCGACATCATCAGCGTGGGCATGCGCTTCATCGACTGGCTGCGACCCGTAGACCTCGAACGAGCTAAGGAGTTCACCGCATTGTGGGATGCTTTTATAAAGGACAGCCTATGAAAGCGATAGACAAAGAACATCTGGCCAAGTGGGAGGTGTTCCGGGAGGACATCTTCCGCGACACGCCCGTGGAGGTTAGCCTGAGCCGGGGCGAGATGGAGAAGCACAAGGCGTACCTGGAGAAGCACCCTTTGGAATGGATCAAGTTCTTCTTCCCGAAGGCGGCGAAGTGTGAGTTCGCCGATTTCCAGAAGAAAGCGATTGCACGCTGCACAGAGAATGACGAGTGGTACGAGGTGCTTTCGTGGGCGCGGAGCCTCGCCAAGAGTACCATCGTGATGTTCGTCGTGCTCTATCTCGTCTTTACCGGCCGGAAGCTCAACATCATCATGGCGAGCGCCACGCAGGATGCCGCCATCCGCCTGCTGAAACCCTACAAGACACACCTGGAGAAAAACGGGCGGCTGCGCGCCTATTACGGCAACCAGGTGCAGGCAGGCTCGTGGAAAGACTCCGAGTTCGTCCTGAAGATGGGCGTGTCGTTCCTCGCCGTGGGAGCGGGAAACGCACCGCGCGGCGCGCGTAACGAGGAGGTGCGCCCGGATACGCTGCTGGTGGATGACTTCGACACCGATGAGGATGCCGCAACCCGGACACCGTGGAAAAGAACTGGCGGTGGTGGAAGATGCGCTCTACTTTACACGGGACCCGGCACGTCCCACACTTGTGGTGTTCTGCGGAAACATCATCGCCAAGGATTGCTGCATCACCCGCGCCGGGGCCGTGGCCGACCACTGGGACATCGTGAATATCCGGGACAAGGAGGGACGGTCTGTTTGGCCGCAGAAAAACTCGGAAGCGGATATAGACAGAGCCATAAGCAAGGTAACGACCGTGGCGGCGCAGAAAGAATACTTCAACAACCCCATCAGCGAGGGCGAAATATTTACCGACATAACCTACGGCAAAATACCCCCGCTGCGTAAGTTCCCTTTCCTCGTGATATACGGCGACCCCTCGCCGGGAGAGAACAAGAGCAAGGATTCCAGCATGAAGGCCTGCTGGCTCTGCGGGAAGCTGGGCGGAACGCTTTACGTCATCAAGGGATTCCTCGACCGGGGCTGAACGCCGAGTTCATCGACTGGTACATCAGGCTGAACGCCTACGTGGATGGAAAGACCAACGTCTACTGCTACATGGAGAATAACAAGCTGCAAGACCCATTCTTCCGGCAGGTATTCTTGCCGTTAGTACGCAAGGCTCGGGAGGAGCGGGGCATAAGCCTGAACATCCTGCCGGACACCGAGAAGAAAACGGACAAGGCCACGCGTATAGAGGCCAATCTGGAGCCTCTGAACAGGGAGGGCGATCTGATATTCAACGAGCAGGAAGAGAAGAACCCGCACATGCAGCGGCTGGCCGACCAGTTCAAGCTCTTCACGCTGCGCCTGAAGTTCCCCGCCGACGGTCCTGACTGCATAGAAGGTGCCAACCGCATACTCGACAACAAGTTGCTGAAGTCGCAACCTGCCGCCGTCATTCCCCGTAAAGTGCTGCGGGGCAAGAACAAGTACAGAATGTAACATTAAACACACCATACCCATGAGTAGATTTATCGAATTGAAAGATTACGACGCCACGATGCACCGCGACATACTCGATGCGCTGACACGCGAGGACAAGGTCCTGCCTGAGGTTTGCGCCGACCGCGCCGTGGGCGAGATGCGGGGATACCTCTCCGCCCGATACGACTGTGACAGACTGTTCGCCGCCACCGGCACCGACCGCAACCCGGTTGTGCTGATGATAGCCCTCGACATTGCCGCCTACCACCTGTTCAGCATCCACAACCCGCAGAAGATGTCGCAGGTGCGCAAGGACCGTTACGACCGCGCGGTGGAATGGATGAAAGGCGTGCAGCGGGGTAACGTGCTCATCGACGGAGCGCCAAGCCTGCCCGAACCCGGGCGTAGCGGGAACTCGCCCTTTCAAATGAGAAGCAATCCCAAACGAAGGAACCACTTTTAAACCAATACAACATGAGAAAGAATACATACAGGAAGACTGGCCGGCGGATCACCGCAGGCGGCCTTCGTCCGCTGCCGGGGCAAAATACGTCCCGCACCATCGTACTGATGCAGCCCAAACGCTTCGGCATAGACATCGACACCGTCGTGTCGGCCATCAACGCAGCCGAGAACGTGGACTTCTGCCGACGGGCCAAACTCTACGACCTCTATGCCGACATTCTGATGGACGCACACCTGACGGCCGTCATCAACAAACGCAAGAGTGCCGTGCTATGCACGCCTGTGGAGTTCCACCGAGGCGGAGTACCCGACGAGGAGATATGCGAGATGCTACGCTCGCCCTGGTTCTACCGCTTCCGCAGCGATGCCATGGACGCCCTGTTCTGGGGATTTACACTCGTACAGTTCCACCGCAACGGACAGTGGCCGGACTATTTCCTCGTGCCCCGCAAGCACGCAGACCCCGTGCGTGAGGAGATATTCCGCCATCAGACGGACATCACCGGCGAACCCTGGACGGAGTATGACGACCTGCTGTTTATCGGGAGCCGCACCGAACTCGGGCTGCTGGCGCAGGCGGCCCCCTACGTGGTGTACAAACGCAACACGCTGGCCGACTGGGCGCAGTTCTCCGAGGTCTTCGGCATGCCCGTGCGCGAGTACCTCTACGACGCCAACGACCCCGAAGCCCGGGCGCAGATACTCAATGATGCCTATAACGAAGGCGGGGCGGGCGTATACGTGCATCCCAAGGACAGTGAGATGAAGTTCGTGGAAAGCAACGGGAAGACGGCCAGCGCCGACCTGTATGAACGCCTGACGGAGCGGTGCAACGCAGAAATATCCAAGCTCATACTGGGCAACACCCTGACCACCGAAGCATCGTCCACCGGAACGCAGGCCCTTGGAACGGTACACCGCAAGGTGGAGGACAGGCTGGCGCAAGCCGACCGCAAATACCTGCTTGACCTGCTGAACTACGAGATGACGGATATCTTCTCCGCCATGGGCATCGACACCTCGGGCGGGAAGTTCCTATTCAAGGAGCCGAAGGACATCGACCTGAACCAGCGCATGGAAATCGCCTCGAAAATGGATGCACTGGGGCTGCCGTTGGACGAGGAGCAGCTGTACGAGGAGACGGGATTCCGCAAGCCGGCTGACTACGAGCAGCGAAAACGTGAACACAGGGATGTTGTTCCTCCCGTACCCGTCGGGAAAGACAAAACGGAGAAGCCGGAAAAGCCGGAAGAGGAACCGGCGGACGACAAGGAAAAAGGAGTATTCAAGGCCTTGAAGCGTTTTTTCGGCCAAGCCCCCAGAGGCGAGGGGGCTTTAGGCTGGTAGTGGAGGACCTGTACTACAACGATTCCTGCCCTTCGTGCGCCGCTTTCAGGGGTGAGGCGGCACAAGGATTCACCTTCGATAAAGAAGTGCTTAAACAGGCTTTAAAGACCATTTATAAGCAGGACTTTTCTCCTACCGCGGACATCGAGGAGCATCTTTTCGATGAGACCTTCGCCACCTTCGGCCGTGCCATAGACGAGGGGTACGGCAAGCCCGCGCCGGGGGCATCGAACGAGGGCTTCTATCACGAGCTGCGCCGCAACGCCGCTGTGTTCTCTGCCTTCAAGGTGCACCGCCTGCAGAACGACATCGCCGCGCAACTGGTGAACGGGAACGGGCAGCTGAAGCCGTTCGAGCGCTTTGCCGAGGATGTCCGCCCCATGCTCGACCACCAAGTGGAACGGTGGCTGCGCACCGAATACGACACCGCCGTTATCCGTGCCCATCAGGCGGCGGACTGGCGCAAGTACATGGAGCAAGCCACATCCTGCCCAACCTGCGGTGGCTGCCTACCACCAGCGCCACGCCCGACATCGTGCACAAGCAGTTCTGGAGCATCGAACTGACCCTCCCCGTTGGACATCCCTTCTGGAATGCACACCGCCCGGGAGACCGCTGGAACTGCCACTGCTCGCTCGAAGCTACGGATGATGCCCCCACGCCGGGACACGAGATTCCGAAAACCACTCCGCAGAACAAGTCCGCGCCGGGACTGGACAACAACCCAGGCACGGACGCGAAGCTCTTCAGTGACACACATCCCTACGTGGCGCATGCCTATAAAGGGGCGAAAAAGGCGGTGGAGAAGTTCATCAAGGAGAAGTTCCCCGACAAGGCAAGTGTCAAGGTGGAGCCGAAGCACGACGAACCGAAAAGCTATGCCGCGCGGACAAAGGAGATAAAGAAAGCGGCCGCACCGCTGAAAGAAGAGATATTCGTAAACAAGCGGTTTAAAAAAGACATCCGCATCACCGGGCGAGGCATTAAAGAATGGCTCAACCAGCCACACGAGCATTATGCGCACAAGAACGAACTACTGCTGCGCATGGGCGATGTGATGAAGAAAGCCAAATACATGGGCTACGGAAAGGATAAGCATGACCCTTCTGTTAAGGCGCATCTGTTCGAGGTGAAGATACTGGGTGATAAATCGTGGATTATCGTGCGCGAGTTGAAACCCGGACGGGTGGAGATTTATAGCATATCGGACAGCCCGAGGATATTGGATATCATAGAAAAACCGACCTCCTGACAAGGATTCCGCGGAACTGCAATCCGCGGCCTGAATCAGAAAGCCGGCCTTTACACCCAAGCCACGGCCGGAACTATAATCCGGCAAGCCTGAAGGTGTACCGCAAAGATACGACTATTTAATTAATAAACAACAAATTGAACCAGTTTTTATGACTATTAAAGAATTCCACCAATACGCCAAGCAGAAGGAGAAAGAGCTGGATCGGCTCTACAACGACATCCTGCCCGTCAAAGTGGGGGCAATCGCCAAACGGCATTTTCAGGACAATTTCCGCAAGGGGGGATTCGTGGATGGCGGCCTCACGCCCTGGCCGGCCACCCGCAGGCAGCAGTCCGGAGGGAAGTCGGCCGCTTCGCGCTACGGCCCCTTGTTGAGCAGCCGCACCCACCTGATGCGCAGCGTGCGCGACGTGCCAGGGCGGGCACGTACCACCATTGTCAGCGACCTGCCATACTCCCGTATACACAACGAGGGAGGTACCATAGAGACGCATCCCAACGTCACACCCCGCATGCGGCGCTTCGCTTGGGCAAAGTTCTTCGAGGCGGGTGGCGGGGGAAAGAAAGAGACCGAAGTGCCGGCCGAAGCTCTGAAATGGAAGAAACTGGCGCTGACGCGCAAGGCGAAACTCGACATCCGGGTCTACATCCCCCAGCGAAAATTCATCGGGGCAAGCCGGGAACTTGAAGAACGGATATCGGAGAAAATCATCAACGAGACAAGGAAGGTACTGGGGAAATGAAGACGTTAGACATTTAGATTAGAAAAATATGGAAAAGCTATTCAACATTTTGCAGCGGGTCATTGCCGAGGGCATGTCCGAACTGAGACTGACAGACGAAGACTACGGACAATTAGAGATACAGGAAGACCACTATCCCGTGACGTTTCCCTGCGTACTGCTGGCCGTGCCCGAAGTGGCATGGACGGAACTGGCGGGAGGGGCGCAGCGCGGAACGGCTACCGTCATCACCCGGCTGGCCATAGACTGCTACCAAGACACGCACTACGGCAGTGGAACTGAGGATGAGACCGCACGCCGACAACAGATGCGTACCCGGCTGCACAGACTTCTGCAAGGCAGAAAACCCCTGTTCGGGTGCGGTGCGCTGGTGCGCCGCAAGAGTAGAGACTACAGTCTGCCCGGAGGAATAAAGGTGTACGAAACGGAGTATGAGATGACGGTGGCCGACACGCCCTGTGTGGTCAGTCGTCAGTAAAGAAGGAGAGCTGCGAGGCCGATAAGCGAGGCTTGCGCACTTTGGGCACGGGACGCACATCAATATCGGTCAGCTTGTGGCAGTTGGCACGGATAATGGACATGATACGCTCCTCAGAGATGAAAAACTCCTCACGGGAAAGAATTTTCAATGCGTCATCGAAACGAAGACGCTGTATCTCCGTCCAGAAATAGTACCTCTGCAACAGCTTCTTGTCTCTTAGTGATATTAATGTTTTGTTTCTTCCGCGTGACATGACATTTTATTTATCACAAAAATAAACGTTTTCTCGATTTTATACACTATAAAAATGAGAAAAACTCCAGTAGCCGATTAGTCACCGGAAATTTTGCTCAAAAACAGAAAGGAGAGCCGGAAAAAGTAATACTGAAGAATAAACAGGAAAGGGAAAAAGCCCTCGACCGTTAGCATAGATACCACTCACATACTAATAAAATGCGCCGCAACGCACAGCCGAGGGCAAGACCTTCGCTGCGTTACGGCGCATTCGTACATGTGAGTGGTTGACAAAAGTAATAACTATAATAGAAAAAACAAAATGAAAACACCCATTTCTTATTATGGAGGCAAGCAAACAATGCTAAAGCATATCCTTCCTCTGATTCCAAGTCATAAACTATACACAGAGGCTTTCTGCGGTGGAGCAGCGGTATTGTTTGCCAAGCGTCCGGCCGATGGCGAGATTATCAACGACATCGACATGGATATAACAAACTTCTATTGGATGGCCAAGGCCTATTATCATGACTTAAAGCAAGAGATTGAAAAGACTTTGCACAGCCGGGATATGCACGCCCATGCGGGACATATTCTGCAATATCCTCAATTCTTTTCACCGGTGCAGCGGGCATGGGCTGTTTGGGCGTTGTGTAAGATGTCCTTTGCCAGCATGATAGACGGTTCGTTCGGCTATGATTTTGGCGGCGGAATGCCGAAAAAACTGCGTAACGCAAAGGATGAGTTTACCGAATGGCTATGCGCCCGGCTCGATAACGTGACCATAGAGAACAGAGATGCACTGAATGTCATCTCCACTTACGACCCACCTGATACTTTTCATTTTGTAGACCCGCCTTATATCAACAGTGATTGCGGGCATTATGAGGGTACATTCGATGAGTGTTGCATGGAGAAGCTCCTGCAGTTATTGGAACAGGTCAAAGGTAAGTTCATGCTGACAATGTTTCCCTTGAATATGATAGAAGAATATGCCAATAAAAACGGGTGGGTCATTCACCAGATAGAAAGAACAATCAGCGCTTCAAAGACAAGCCGAAGAAAGCAAGAAGAGTGGATGATCTGCAATTATAAAAACTCTGCACATGGGAAACAAACCTGCTTATTTTAAAACAAAAACAGCGTTTGAAGGTAGTTTAAACGCTGTTTTATTTGATTGGTTTAGAATTATTCTAAAGCTTTTTTTATGGCTGCTTTAGCGGCTTTTATCTCTTTGTCTGCAAAAGAATAAATAGACTGATCATTGTTATCAAATCGTTCAAGCATCTCTTGCAACGCTTCCAGTAATTCAGGAGCAGCGGCTATTAGTTTAGCTCTCTTTCGTTGCCTCTCAGTTCCGAGTTCAGGCCTTCCAACTGGAAAAACTACCATAGCTAACGGAAATTCTACAGGCGTGTCTTCTTTTATAAAGATTACGCCATCAGGAAAACCTGGAGTAAATGTCTCGACTGTTTTCCATTTTACTAAACTTTCTTTTTTACTCATTCCTTTCTTATTTTAGTTGCTCCCGACATTAATGTCGGGAGCAAAAGGTTCCATATTACATTGCCTTGAATTAAGTAATTAAATTATTTCTTAAGAATCGGGCAAGAGTGTTCCGGTTGACCTTACATATTCCGGCTATCTTACGCTGTGATATACCTTCATTCAGAAGTCCTTTAACCAACTCTTTTTTCCCATACAGCTTGTATTTATCGGGCGAGCTCTTTCTCCCTTTAGGGCGTCCTAATATCACGCCCTCTAACTTTTTACGGGCTAAAGCCTCCTTAGTTCGCTGACTAATCATGTCGCGTTCGATTTCGGCGGCAATGCCAAAAGCGAACGCGAGAACCTTGCTCTGTATATTGTCTCCCAATTCGTAACCGTCCTTGACGGTGTACACCTTTACATCGTGCAGCATACAGAACTCCAATATTCGCATGATCATGAACAGTTTTCTCCCAAGACGAGAAAGTTCGGAAGTTATTATTACATCACCCTTTTGCAGTTTATTCATCAGTTTTCCCAACAATCGCTTTTCGGGCTCTTTTGTTCCGGATATGCCATCATCTATAATCCAATCATCAACTGACAATCCAAGGGATTCTGCCTTCTTGCACACTCCCAACTTCTGATTATTTGAGTCCTGTTCGTCCGTACTTACCCTTAAATATCCGTATATCATAATACTGACTCTATTAATTGCATAGCTTTCGCGCCATAATGTTTAACTACTATATCCTGCATGGACATGCAGTCCCATTCTTCTGGATACATCTTTTCGCCTATTTTAAATCGATTCATATCTTTCTTATAATTCATTAATATGGATTGGTTTCAGCTGCTTGTTATACAGTTTTACTTTCAACCTTTCCGTCAGGATAAAAACAAAGGAAGCGGCATCCGGATTGTCGACGCAAACTCGCACCCCGGTGAGATGTTCCGCTTTCGCTTTCATGAGAGTCACCTTGCAAGGCTTGCCGTAGTATTCCCAATAATACACCAGTTGTCCAAGCAAGGCGGTCTCTATCTGTATCACAAGTTCGACAGGTTCTTTATAGAGCATGGCGGCGGGATGTTTTATACTCGGTCTCCATCCGTTCTATCTCTTTTTGACAAGCGATCCATCCGGGGAAACCTCCTATGTTCTTATCGTCAATATAGCAATGGGCATATACTTTTCTGCCACCGGGGCCGTATTGGGCAATGTTTTCCGGGTTATGCTCATTGACCCGGTCAAAGGGAATCCGTCTCTCCAAAAGCCAATTGACGGCTTCCAACAGTCGTTCTCCGGTCCTGCAAGTCCAGATAATGATATAATGCCCCTGCTCATGCAATCGGCGCAGCACCTCGCCGGCGTAAGGCTGTTCGCCTGCAATAGCCGGGTATTCTCCCCGGCTAATGGTCCCGTCAAAGTCTACTGCGATAATCACACTTCATCCTCCCCTGACTTTCGTTCCGCAGCCTCGTATGGGAGCACTTCCCAGATAGGAGACTCACACACGGATGCGATCTGATAGTCGGCCATAGTGCCTTTCATGCCTTCGTCGAGTTTTTTCACCGCGTCGCGCAAGTCCGCCGCCTGCACCAAAACCTGCGTGGAAGTCTTTTTCTCCGCTCCGCTCTTTTCATCGAGTGTGATAAAGATGAGCTTGCACTTGAACCATCGGTCTGCGCTCTCTTCATCGCTGGCGAAGAGTTCGCTGTAGTTGGCGCGTTTTATGTCCGATACGGTAAACTCTCCGCTGATAAATTGCTTGACCTGTTCGATAAGACGCGCTTCCGCTTCAGTGAAACTGAGCGCATCTACCAGGTACGCTTCGGTTACTTTGACATTCATACCCGCCTCGTTTATCTTCTCGTAGCGGACTTTTCCTTGAAACCAATTGTGCATTGACATAACTTTTTTGCTTTTAAATGATTTGATAATTTTATTTCATGGCCGCTAAAGAAAGCGGCAGTTTCATCGGATTTCCTTTGGAATCCCGCATCTCCACTTCAATGAACTGGCAGGTAGGGACAGGGCGGTAAGCCGCTTTGATTATTGAGATGCCGTCTAAAAAGTCAGGGCTTTGGCTTTTTATGGCCAGTCTCTCCAGTTCAAGCACCTTATTGGCTTTAAGCGCTCCTTTTCTGTCTTTTGCCAGCAATCCCATTACGGTGTCCACCAGAGCTGCGGTATCTTCATCCTTGGCCAGAGAGGCAAGATACTTCTTCACTTTTTCCACACCCGCTTCCACTGTATCGTCCCATCCTTCATTCACCCGATTGCCAAGCGTAATGCTGCAAGTTCCGTCCTGGGTGGTGAACGTATCGCTCCGGCGGTCGCCTTTCACCTTAAAAAGTTCATTCTTCATGCTTATGAGCGTGGCAGCATCGGAAAACACCTCTTGTTTGATGCGTGTCATTTCCGATGAAAGAACCTGAAGTTTTCTCAGGTTGACAGCTACAAATTTGTCAACCAGTTCCTTGTAAGTTTCACGTTCCTGCTGAACACGGATGGCTTCCGCACGTTCCTCTGCTTCAAGCTGTAGCTTGAGCTGTTCTTTTTCTTCTTTTGTCAATTTGGAAATTTCCATACAGTTCTGTAATTTTAAATAAATGGTTCATACTATTTATCGATTAAATTCTCACTCACTTCTTCGAAGCAGCCAGACCGGCTTTCCCCTGTTCGATACGCATGTTCAAATTGTGGAATTCATTGATCAGATCGTCTGTTTCCTTGCATTTTTCCGTCGTATCTTTTTCCATCAACAAGTCTATTATTTCCTCCATTCTTGCTTCATCGCGCGCGATGCGCTCCTCCAGTCTTCTGATTTCCCGGAGGCGGAGGCGGCGGTTGGATTCGGTTTCTTTCATTCTTCCTGCATTTTTTTACAAGTCCGGTGTTCGCGTACGACTTTGCTTTTGTCCAATTCCCTTTTGCTGAAATATACCCGGGTACCCTTCTTGTAACCGGTCAACAGCCCTTTATCCGCCCAACGTTTTATGGTGGATTTGCTACACCCCACATATCTGCATGCATCTGCTTGACAGATAAGGTCATTTGTTTCCGCTTCCTCCACGGGCTTGCGATTGATCTTCATAGATGCCTTGCGCATGCCGAGCACTTTTTCCAAACGGCAGACACGTTGCATCAGGCTCAACAGCGTACGGCGCGAAACCATAATCCTGTCCGGGTCCTCCGTTTCCTCATATTCCGGCACCTCGGCACCGGGTATGAGTTCCTCCAGGGAAAGGCTCCCCGCCAGATAACGCGCCGCATCGCGCGCGGCGAAAAAGAGCTCTTCGTTTTTTTCATCCTCGGATACCCCTCGGACATATTGATCAAAGACCTGCGCCTCATTATGCCTGCACTCCAAAACGTTTGCCTGTGCGGCGCTTTTTTCGTCTCCGTTTTTCCGGAGCAGGGAAATGGCATGATTGATTTCCCGGTTGTTTCTTTTCCTCATGGCTGTTTTATTTTAATTCGTTCTCTTTGTACGCTATCTTTTCCAATTGTTTTTTGAAAGCTTTCAGCTCTTCCAATGTCATCTCCGTGACATTGCAACGGGCTTTGCTGCGGTTGCGCGCAAACACATTCAGTTTCGCCTTGTTCATTTCAAACTCCTCGGGAGTGTCATTGCTATAATCCTTGTTCAAGAAGGAGATTTGAAACGATAACGCGAAAATGCCCCTGAGCAGGTTCTTTGCGGCTTCCTTCCGTTTCTTTTCCATATCTCCGTCGAGAAAGGAAAACAGATGCCGTGCTTCCGAAAATGAAATATCCTTCAAGCTGTCCGTACGTCCGCCGGTCAGGGAGTAGATGCACGAACGCCGTGCCTCTTCATCCATGCCCAGGTTACGGAACTTGGCGTGCAGCGCCTTTAATTGCTGTGGGCTGATGTTTTTTTCGATTGTCCGTCCCATTTTCTTTATTGTTGTTTTTCCTTCCTACCCCAATACTCCTGCGCCCGTTCCGGCCAGATGTCGAAATGTCCCACCGGTCCGATGAACCGTCCCTTGCTGATGGCTCGGTACCCTTCCACATATATTTTCAGCGCCGCGTCGAACATGACGCTTTTGGCAGATCTCCCGGTTGGGAGCGTGCCGGTGGCATGGCTGATGAAGATGAGCAGTTTGTTACGGTGTCGCTCCTTGAAAGCGATATATTGCCGGTAAGTCATCTGCGTGTACTGGAAGCTGTCTATTACGATAAAATCGGGGCTTTTCTGACGTTTGATGCGGAGGCTTAATTCTTCCATGCTCTCGTTGTCAAGTAACAGGAAGCGGCGGTTGACCTCATCCATGCCGAAGCGTCGGAGCGTGTTCTGCATTGTCAGGCAGGCGCCCTCCTCCATGCTGTTGTAAGCCACCCGGCCGAATCTTGCAAGCTCCTTACAGAGCTGCATGACGAATGAAGTCTTTCCATTCCCCGAATTTCCCCAGATAAACCATACCCCTTTCCGTTCAGGCGTGCCGAATGCGTCGTACCACGCACCTTCGAACGAAAGAGTTTCGAACTTCATGCTGAGCACTTCGCGTACTCCTTTCGCATTGCGGGCGAACGTACGTGCCGTATCCGTCGTAGTTCCGTTCATCGCGCACCCTCCAATCTCCTGGATTCGGCAATGCGCTTGCAGGCGTGCACAACACGCTTTACGCGCCGCAGGTCATGCTCGGCCTGTCCGGCTTCACGCAGCACGCGCTTGATGTCTGCTTCATCTGTCAGGCCGTTCGCCCGGCAAATCGCATAGATGTCCTCGCGGGTGGTGGCGGACACTTCATAGAAACGGCGTCCTATGCGAGAGTTGATCTCCTTGTATCCTTTCTTATTGTAGCGCAACCCGTTCTCCATCCGCCGCTTGATATAGTCCGTAGAGAGGAATATGATGCCGCACTTGCCCGTCAGCCGGTTATAGATCGATATGAAGTAATTAAATACCGAGTCTGTCAGCTTGTCGCCCTCATCGAAAATAAGCAGCGGATTATTCAGGAAAGCAATCATGGATATGGCATACTCCAGGATGTCACGCAGGTTAGTCCCATCTGTGGGCGCGCCTACCTGTTTGGCTATCTCCCTGACAAAGTCGCTTTTCCGCATGTCTTCCGAGCATAGGATGTAGAACACGTTGCGGTGCGTGCGGCGGTACTCGATTGCAGTCGCCGTCTTTCCGCATCCGGCGTCACCTACCACCCACGTTACGTTTTTGTACATCTGAGCGTCGTTCATGGCGAAGGTGATGCGTGTAAAGGTGGCGCTTTCATGCAGCGTCCAGCCCTCGAGGCTGTAGCCTATCTGTACGGAAATGCGGATAAACATATCATCGCTGATATTGGTGTATTTGCCGTTCATCAGGGCGGATAAGGTGGCGGCGCTCACACCGTTCAGGCTTTCGGCCGCGCGGTTCTGTGAAGGGTAGTTGCTGCAATAATCCGCAAGCGCCTCGCGGATGTCATTCTTTTGTTCCTTGGTAAGTTCTTTCATCTGTTTGAATATTGTTTGAATGATTGTTGAATATTGCTTGTTTCTCGTTTAAAAGTCTCCGTACATCTCTTCCCATGTAAGTTCGGAGGCGGCTTTGGTAAATTCCCCCACCGTGGCGATACCCTGTTCGTCCTCTTCCTCAAAGGAGAAGGGGACGGGTTCCGTACCGTCCGGATAGCTTACCGGCGCCTCTATCTTGCCTGTGGCGTATGCTTCCCTGTACGCATCCATCCGTTTCTTCGACACGCCCACGGGGCGCGGGATGTTGAGTTTCGCGTACGCTTCTCCGGCGCATTCGTCAAGCAGCATTTCTTCGGAAGCGATATGCATGGCTACGCGAGCCTGTTCGTTGGCGCGGAGCTGGGCGAAAAGCAACGCGTCTTCTTCTTCCGCACGGTCCGCCGTGGCACGGTGGATGCTTACCTTGGGAGTCGCCACCGCCGCAAATACAAGCCCTGAGGCAGTGGGTTTCCACAATTCTATGCGGGTCATGTCCGCCGGGTCATAGCGGTAATGGAACTCTCTCCGACGTTGGACAAATGAAAATTCATATCCACAAGCCCGTCCTCACCGTATACCATGTAGCGGTACTCCTGTTTGTTCAGGGTGAAGCAGTATCCTTCCGTTCCGTATTCCACGCTCTTGGCAGAGGTCAGCATGAACAACTCCGCCAGTTCGCGCCCTTCTACCTGTTCGGCATACGGGCAACAGAGTGAAGCCTGCATCTCCATGCGTGTCAACCCCGTTTCCGAGCCTGTGTGCGGGGAGTTGTTCCATTCATCCCGCAGGTGCAGGTATTGCTCCATCATATCCTCTCGGGTGGGCAGGCTCTCGATGTTTGCGGTGATCATGTCTAAGTTCACACGGCTGCCGCGTTTTCTGGCCGTAATGTTCTGTCCCGTGAAGTTGTACATCTTGTGCAACACCTGGGATTGAAATCGCCCGAATGCGCTCTCTATGCTTTTGCTTTGTGCATTGTGAGGCATCGTGGTTTTGTGCAGGTGACAGATTTGCCCCAGGAAAGCCACCGCATCCGCACGTTTGTGCCCGCCCTGGTTATCGGTCACGATTTCGTAAGGCTTTACTTTACATGTTTCCAGTGCCATGCGGTAAGCCGAATATTGGGTGCTGAATCTTTCAGGACCGAAAGAATATCCGATAAATGCTTCCGTGCAGGCGTCCATTACCTCGTACACGTCCGTCGTGCGGGCCACCATACGTTTGCTTTTCCTGTCGTATTCCTTATAGTAAAGGTTGACCTTTGTTCCGTCACCGTACCAGAGTGTATTCGGCATGTCGGGCATCTTCGTGTCAAAAGTAGGCATGAACTCGTTTTTGAAAGCCACCTCGCCATGTACGGAGGCGAACCACCAGAGCTTGACGGCTGTTTTGTTCAGGTAATTGCTTACCGTTTGCGGGGATTTCACCGGCGAAAGCCCTTTTTCCTTGGCGATGCGGTTGTACTCCTCGAATATCTGCATTTCAGTGTACACGGGGAACTTGCTGCGCCGCAAGCGAATCAGGACACGCCCCTCGGCGGGACCGATCTTGCGTGCGGTCTGATTGCCGAAATTGCCGTTGGCTAATACCTCGTAACCATACCGGCGGTAATGGTTGTATTTCTCCAGCAATCGTGCACGGCTCTTGGGCAGCGTATGCCCGTAACGCTCACGAAGCCTTTCGCTCAGCGCCACCAGCTCATCGCTCACCAGCTTTGGCCGTCGGTAACCGCTTGCGCTGTGCAGCTCCGTCATAGCAGAAGCTTTTGCCGCAAGAGCGTTGAGAACCTTGGCGTTCAGAACATATTCCGCCTGCCGCTCTAAGCTGATGGCGGGCGTGCAGCTTCGGAAATACTCCACTGCACGATCGTCGCTCTTCAATCTTTCGTCCGTTGGCGTAATAGCCGTCAATCGTTTTTCCATCTCTTTTCTTGCATTAGGATTTTGCATGTCATAAGCGGAACGAAGTCGCTGAGGAAGCCTTTCGTATGAAACAAGCGCAGGACGGTTGCGGGCTGCTCTTTGTATGACAACCAGCTTGCCTATGTTAACGTATTTGTCATAACAAGACCGAGAGATGATCCCACTTCCTACAAGCTCTTCGAACGTCACGCATATTGTTTTTCCGTATAATTCCATTGCTGAAAATTTTCGTTTGTACAGGCCCCGGCACCGAACCGGGGAGAAAGCCGCCCGTTACAGGCTCTTTTCCTGTTCTTTACCCGGCAGACAAAGAGATATCGCTAATATCACTGTCAATAGCACTATCACAAATGCGTTGCGGCAGTCAGTACTTGTCGCGTCCACATTATTTCCCAGCCACAGCCCGTAAATCATACCTGCTGCTATGGCTGTCTTCTGAACATTTTTCCAAGTCTTCATAATCTATCAAGTATTAAGAGTTAATCGATATCAAGTCATCTATGTCACAAGAGTTCACTACAGGGTCGGGGAATGCAATTGGTATGCTTCCATCTCTATATCCTACATCGATACACACAGTCGCCATCCGTGCTCAGTAAGGCATTATATTCCAGCATCAGTTTTCGCAGTTTCATCAGGAACGCAATTTCTTTTTCTGTCAGCTTTCTATTCATATATTAAAGTGTTACTGAATCATTCCTTATCACCGTCTTCACATTCCCTTTGGAGTCCAGGACTTTTATCGGGCGTTTGGTTGTATCTGTCACATCGTTAATCTCCAACAACCGGCCTCCATTGGCCATAGCAGCCTCTCTGATTTTTGTAGCCTGCACACTGTTGCGTCTGAACAGTAGAGCCTGGCTTACATTCTGCACACTTACATTGAATGTTTTAGCGAGCATTGCTTTGCCTTTGGCATTTAATTCAATCTTTTGTCTGATTTTTCTTTCCATATATCTGTTTCATTAAAATTATTCCTATCTTTAGCACGTGTTTCATTGAGACACGCTGCAAATATATACACAATTTGGGAAATATAAAAATAAATCGGGTTAAAAAAACAACAAAATGGGAAATACTCTTGATAAAAATGGTGTGCTTGACCGCATAAAAAAACACTATCAATTAAAAGGTAATGCCGATTTGGCCCGTTTCCTTGGCGTTGCTCCTAATACTATTACTAATTGGTATGGACGAAATAGCTTTGATATAGATGCTATATACACAAAATGTGTAGATATTGATTTCAATTGGCTTTTTACTGGTGAAAGTGTGGAGCCTAAAATTAGCACAAGGCCATCTGTCGGAGTTCCATATTATGATGTAGATTTTATTGGAGGTTTTGATTTAATAGAGAATGATCAAACAATACTTCCTGCACATAATATAGTTTTTAAACCATATGAAAAAGCCACTCTTTGGTGTAATGTAACTGGGCATAGTATGGAGCAAAAAATTAATCATGGGGATATAATAGCCCTTCAGGAATGTAGATTAGATGATGTTTTATATGGAGAAATTTATGCTGTAGTTCTCGATACTATTCGCACGGTTAAGATTTTGCGAAAGTCGAAAGATCATTCAAAACTTCGTTTTGTTCCTATTAATACGGTGGGTTACGATGAACAAGAATTTGATAAAAAGCGAATCATAAAACTCTATGCCGTACTTGGAAGTATTAGTAAATTCTTTTAAAAAATAATATTATGAAACTCATTAAAGCATTACAACTACATGTAGCAATCATTAGTAAGTATCAAGGAGTGTCTCTTGACAAAGAGATTGCGGAATTTTGCTCAGAACATCAAAACTTAGACGAAAAAGAACTTTTAGAAAAAGTGTATGCTAAATATGGAAGTCGCATTAAATTTTTAGAAGATGCAGCGCGTTGTAAATCTCTTATTAACATAAAAGAGTGGGTGGCAACTTTGGGCGTATTTTTCATTATAGGTTTAATTGCCTATTTAATTTATTTTGCTTCTTTCTTTATAAAATAGCTTTCAGTATTTTTCTGTATAAATTAATACTCCCGGCCTAATCACCGGGAGTATTCCATCTAACAATCAATTAACCTTATCTCCGTGTGCCTTCTCCCGTTGTACGGAGCGACAAGATCTCGGGCGCTACCTATCCAAACAAAATATTGTGGCGTAAGCAGGAGTCGAACCTGCGACTTCATGGGTATGAACCATGCGAGCTACCATCTGCTCCATTACGCGATATTTATTAAGCACACACGCTTTTCTGCTCCAAAAATAGATATTATTATTTTATATTCATTGCAAATCAAGTACTTAAATCCATGCTTTAGCAAATCAAGAAGAAAAATTAGGCGTAATATCCCCCCATAAATCCACACAAAAAACGCTAAAAAGATAGATTAAACGGAAATATGAGGGCAAAAACAATGCACCCAAATTGTTAAAAGCGTAAGTCCATTTTATCGAAAAGTAAAAATAAAAGACAAAAGAGTAAGTCCAAATTGTAAGTCCAATCGTAAGCCCAATAAACTTTTTAACATTTTAATGTTTCAGGAACGTTGTCTCGTTTTACCCATGCCAAATCAATATGGATGATCATTTGAACGCTTATTTGAATGGTCGCAGGCAAAGTATAACCCCTCCCAAACAGCCGATTTATAGCCTTTTGGGAGGGGTTATATACATTTTCCTTGAGTTTATATACCTTAATGTTAACCTTTCGTTCGTTTAAACCGTTTAAAGCTCGCCTGATGTTAACTCAATGTAAAGCAATGTAAACCTTTCGTTTTATTTTTTCACAAGCATACGAATGCAGTCAAACGCCCTGTACATCGAACTTCCAATGTGTCTCTACACACTCCAATCTTTACACAATTCATTTTATCCCCCGTACATTTTCCGTTCTTTTCTTTGTGAAAAAGGACAAGCAAAAAATCAATGGCAGTTACCCTATTTTTGTCCGCATCACGATTGATGGTGTGGCAAGCCGTTTTAATTCCAAACTGGACGTTCAACCCAAACTTTGGGACGGTAAGGCAGGCAAAGCCGCCGGACGTTCTGCGGAAGCTACCCGTATCAACCGATTGCTGGATGATATAAACGCATCCCTTAATACCATCTATCACGAACTGCAAAGGCGTGACAATTATGTTACCGCCGAAAAGGTGAAGAATGAATTTTTAGGGCATAGCGAAAACCATGATACCATCCTTAACCTTTTCCAAAAGCACAATGATGATGTGAAACAGTTGGTCGGCATATCCAAGACGATTGCCACTTATCGTAAATATGAAGTGACCCGCCGCCATCTTGCAGAGTTCATCCAAAGCAAATATAACCTGTCGGATATTTCTATAAAGGAAATAACCCCGATGTTCATTACCGACTTCGAGTTATATTTGCGTACCACC